TCTATATTTGAAAAAGTAGAGGCGTGTGCCGCGCAAGGTCTGACGAAAGAGCAGACCGCGCACGCGCTCGGCATCCATTACGATACGTTTAATGAATACCAGAAGCGCGATGAAAGGCTTAAAGACGCCTACGCTGTCGGCAAGTCCAAAGGTATCGCTACGGTTGCCAACGCCCTATTCCAAAAGGCAAAGGGCGGCGATAATGTGGCCATGATCTTCTACCTTAAAAATCGCGACCCTAATAATTGGGAAGACGTACAGAAGCGTTACCTAGCCGGCCATGACGGCAAAGAGATAAAAGTCACCGGCGTTGAGGTAACCTTTATCGATGAAGATCAGGACTAAATTTCCGCGATGGACTAAGCCCTTCTTTAAGCCCGAACGATACAAGGGTGTAAAAGGGGGGCGAGGATCAGGAAAATCTCACTTCGTAGCCCAGAGCTATCCGTCGTTTGTATCCGTGAAATACAAAAATCCCTAAAATTCTCTGCCAAGCGCCTCATAGAAACAAAGATCGAAGCGCTGGGGCTTGCCGCGCTATTTGAAATAACACTCAGCGAGATTAGAGCCCGTGGCGGCAATGGGGTGATGATCTTCCAAGGGATGCAGGACCATACCGCGGATTCCATTAAATCCCTAGAAGGTTTTGACCGAGCATGGGTAGAGGAAGCCCAGAATCTTTCCCGCCGCTCTATGGAGTTATTGCTACCCCCGACCAAGAAACCGACCCGGTTGAAAAGCTATTTGAATCAGACGGACTATGCGTACACGTTAATTTTACCGATAATCCATTCTGCCCGGAGGAAATCAAGAAAGAGGCAGAGCGTCACCGCCAGAGAAGCCCTGAAACTTATGACCATGTATGGCTCGGCGGATATAACACCATTTCTGACGGTCAGGTGCTATGCGGCAAGTATATCATTCAGGAATTCGAGCCAGAAATGAGCTGGGATGGCCCCTATTTTGGCGCAGACTGGGGCTTTTCCGTTGACCCTACCGTTTTAGTCTCCTGCTACATCCATGACGAAAGCCTCCATATTTTCCAAGAGTCTTACGGTGAGGGTGTTGAGATTATTGATACGCCGGAGTTATTCGATAAGGTTGATGATGCCAGCCTGCATGTAATACGCGCAGATAGCGCAAGGCCGGAGCTGGTTAGCTATATGCAAAAAAATCGCTATCCTAAGACAATATCTGTTGATAAGTGGAAAGGTAGTGTTGAGGATGGCATAACCGTATTGCGTAGCTTTAAGTGTATTATTATACACCCGCGTTGCATCCATACCGCAGAAGAAGCGCGGCTATGGAAATATAAGCGTGATAGGCTGACCGGCGATGTGCTGCCGATTTTAATTGATGCTAATAATCATTGCTGGGATGCTATACGCTACGCCCTTGCGCCGATTATTCAGCAAGGTGATAATCTAGGCCAATTACTTGATATGGCCATGGGGACTAGCTGATGTCAGATGACGACAAGAAATTAAACGAATTGCATCAAATGGCATCAGAGCTAACATCTGCCATTAATGCTGACCCTAATGTAACCCGTGATATCCGCCAGCGTATGGCATCGTTAACATCAGGTGGTTATGACTGGGCTGACACGCTTCACAATGTTTACCTTGATTTCGGTTACCCCATGTCATTGGAGTTTTCTAACTTCTGGAACATGTACCGCCGCTTTGGTATTGCCAAAAATGTTGTTGAGCTCCCCGTTGACACCGGTTGGATGACACCGCCTGAGATTAAAGGCTCTGAGGAATTTAATAATTCCATTGAAGCACTTAATAAACGTATCAATTTGTGGAACAGGTTGAAGGGTTTAGACACCCGCCAGCGTGTTGGGCGTTATGCCGGTATGTTTATGCGTGTGCGTGATGGTCAAAACCCGGAAACACCGTTAAAGAATCAGTTACCCAGTGAAAATGCATTGGTTGAAATGATGCCGTTATATGAGTCACAACTTAAGGTAGTTGAATCCGATACAAGCCCGTCAAGTGAGACATACGGTGACCCTATCATCCTGCAATACAGTCAATCTGAGCCAGGTAGCCGGAATGAGGAAGCCAAAAATACCGTCAATATCCACGCCAGTCGTATTGTATTTGCTGCTGAGGGTGCCGATAACGGTTGGATTTACGGCATCCCTGCATTAGAGCCAGTTTATAACTCACTGATGGACCTGCGTAAGATCATTGGCGGTGGCGGTGAGGGTTTCTATAAAAACTCAAGTCAAAATATTGTGTTTGATTTGAAAGATGCCGCTAGTGCGGCCGCTTACAAGGACAAGCTTGAGGATTTCAATCATCAGTATGATGATTTTGCACGTAACCGGGCACGCCGTTCTATGTGGACACCAGGCATGGAGGCAAGCGTATTACAATCGACACTTGTTCAACCGCAACAATTCTTTGATATCGCCTTGAATGATGTGGCTGCTGGGTCACAGATACCGGCCACCATCCTGATCGGTAAGCAGACCGGACGTCTTGCAAGTGCTGAGGACTCCCGTCATTTTCTATCGGTTGTTCAATCCCGGCGTACTGGTTTCATGACTGAAATGACGCGTGACGTGATTGACTGGTGTATCAGATGGGGAATATTGCCGTCATCTGATTATGAGGTTGAGTGGGATGACCTGCTTGCCCGTTCTGATGAGGAAAAACTATCTAACGCTGAAAAAATGTCTGTTATTAACGAACGTCAATTTAAAGCAGGCGGTGACGTTCCGTTTAGCGGTGAGGAAATACGTGATGCTGCTGGGTTTGATCCTGAGGAAATGGAGGAGCCGGGCGGTGAAGGTATTGAGGATGATGAAGACGTAGTATTGCCGGATGCTGATTAATGCCTAAAAAAACCAAGGCAGACCCGACAGGGCAGGCACGTAACCGCAATAGAGGTACACGCCGATTATCTGCGCGTTTGACAAATGCTGAACGTCAGGTGAAGGCTTTATTTCGCCAGATACCGCGCACATCCCGCCGCGTAACGCGTATTGTCAATGCTGAACAAACCACCGTTTATGACTATGAGTTCACACCTCAGGATCAGGAGGCGTTAGACCGTGCTGTTGAGTTCATTCTGAATCAGCAATTGCTTGAAACGCAGGCAGGTCAGATGCCATTTGATTGGTATTGGAAGCAAGATATAGAGCTACCGTACCGTCAAGGTACAGTTGAGGAAGTAAGAGACTTTAATCAGCTAATTGCGGGTGCTGTAGCGGCAGGTGTGTTGATTGATGGTCTTTCACCAAGGGAAGTACCCATCGAGCAGGTCTTACTATCCGAACCATACAGATCAGCGCTTAATAACATCCAAATTAGCAATTTCACTGTTATTAAAAGTTTGAGTGAGCGTACAAGTGCCCAAGTATTACAGCGAATTAATGCGGGTATTGAGGCAGGTTCTACACCTACGGCTATTGTCAATGAGATTAGTAAACGGTTTGATGTATCACGGTCAAATGCCAAGCGTATTAGTGAGACCGAGATTAACCGTGCCTACAATGACGCTAAATTGAATGCCGCAAATGTGTTAGGTCAGGAGACTGGGCTGAGAGCGGCTGTTTTGCATATTTCAGCATTAACGCCAACCACGCGTGACTCACATGCGGCCCGCCATGGTAATGCGTATACCGCTGCCGATCAGTTTCAATGGTGGGAGCAGGGCGCTAACAGAATTAATTGCAAATGCACAACACGTAGTGTGCTAATTGACCGTAATGGAAAAGTGGTGCAGACGGAATTGCAAAGTGAGTTGAAAGAAGAAAGAAAGTTCTTTGACAATGATGAGTGACAAGGTTATAAAGCGACTATGAAGCAAATAGATTTCACATTTATGACTAACGAGTCACAAAATACTAAGCGTGTGATGACTCAATGTCGCACGCTGGTCAATCGTGATGCGGTCCGCCGTGAAACGATAGATGGTGCTGAACACATTATTGTAAGTTCTGCCACATTACCTGATGACGTGGTTATGAACGGTGGTCTGTATCCCGCTGAAGAAATTGCAAAGTCATTTGAAGGGCTTGAGCTAACGTTGGCCCCTATTGAGCATCCTGTCACCAATGACGGTGAGTTTTTATCCGCCAATGATCCACGTGCAATCCATAATTTCTATGCCGGTGCATATAACATGAATGTCCGCCGCGAGAATGGACGCGTGTGGGTGGATAAGTACATCAATGTCAATGAGGCCAAGAAGACTGACCGGGGCAAGCGTTTGCTTGACCGGATCAACGAAATCGAAAATAACGACAATCCACGTCCAATCCATACAAGCACGGGCTTATTCCTGATGCGTGAGGATTTGGAGGCACCACAGACTAACGCTAATGGTGATGAATATACGTGGGTTGCCCGTGACATGGTTTTTGATCATGACGCCATTTTGCTTGACTCTGTAGGTGCCGCGCAGCCTCATCAGGGCGTAGGTGTTGCTGTTAACCGTGAGGGTGAACAGTGTGAGGTCAATGAATTTGACACAAATACGGTAAAGGCATCACGCCGGTTACCGTTGGCACCCGCTGATACTACATGGGATAGTGCGGAAGCCGATAAACGTATGCGTGAGGCAATTGGTGCTGAAGATGCGCCTAATTCCACGTATGCCCGGTATCACTTATGGTTTAACGCCGATGAGCCTGAGAATTTTGGTGCCTACAAGCTGCCATTTGTTGATATCATTGATGGCCGCGCACATGCGGTACCTAATGCGTTACGGAATGCCGCCAGCCGTCTTGACCAGACCGATGGTCCAACAGATGAAGAAAAAGAGACCATCCGTAACATCATTGAGGGTTACCTGAATGAGTTAGAAACTAACGCGGCTGGACCATCATTTAGTGAGATTCAGGACTCGATCCAAGAGGCTCTAACCAATCGTCAAATCATGGGACAAGACGACTGTTTATGGGTTGTTGATGTATTTCCGGTTGATTCCACAGTCATTTATGAATTAAATGGCGAATTATTCACCGTACCGTTCACCATGAGTGAGCAGGGACGGGTAACGATTGTCGGCATTCCGTTGCCAGTTGAGCGGAATGTGGCATATGTCCCAAAAACTAACCACTCAGAAGGTGACCCTATGAAAGACTTGATGTTGCAAGCCTTGGCGGCCGCTGGAGTAACGGTTAACGCCGATATTTCAGATGCCGACCTGTTGGCTAAATACAACGAGCTTCAGGCTAACCAATCTGACGACAACGGCGCTGACGCTGACGATGATGACGGTAATGCAGATGCCGTTGCCAACGCTATCAAGCCGCTTGTTGACAAGATTGACGGCTTAGAGGCTAAATTAAATTCCGCAGATGAGGCCGAGCTTGACCGCTTGGCGGGTATCGTTGGCAACAGCGATAAGTACCCTGATCTTGACGCGGAAGCCGCAAAGAAACTGGGAATTGATACCCTTAAGAGCATGTCGGTTAACTGCCAGACTGCTTTCGGTGTCTCCCCTGTCGTTAACACAGGCGCAGGCGGTAATGAAGCATTTGCCGCACCCGCTGAAATGCCTGAAGAATAAGGGAGATACGTCATGTCCGTAATTGGTAAGCGTGTAATCTATGTGGGTCCCGCCGATGGTGCGAACCACAAGCCTTTAAACGTTGAAGCAATCGCTAAGGCTGCTATTCTGCCGGGTACTCCTGTATCTTTGGCGGCTGACAGCACTGGCTTTGAGGTTGCTACAGCAGGCGACAACCTGTTTTTGGTTGCCGATAAGGATCAACAGCGTTCACGTAGCGTTGATGATGCTTGGACAACCGGTGAAAACATGGTTGCCATTCAACCCCGTTCCGGTGAATTTGTGAACGTATTGGTTGAAACCGGTCAAGCTTTGGTTCGTGGTACGCCACTGACCATGGGCACAACTGGTTTAACTACTGGTACTGAAGCAGATGCAGTGGCTTGGGCCGATGAAATTGTGACTACAGCAGCCTTAGAGCTGGTGTGTGTTCGCGTTAAATAAGGAGACCGGTAATGTATTTTTCTAAAAAGCATATTGCTAAGAGTCGTGCCGGTAACGCACAATGGAATTCTGTTGTGCAAGCCCGTAACGCTTATGCCTTAAATGAGCAAAGCCACGCGCCGATGTTGAATGCCATGGGCATTTCAGTAAACGAAGGTTTGATCCCTCAGGATGTTTACCAAGAGTTTGACAATGTTACCGTTGAGGTGATGAAGTCTGACCAAGGTGACGTATTCCTGAATGATCTATTACCTCAGTCCACTTCTGTGAACATTGGTAAGTTGGTCCACCGCTTCCGTCAGGCTTCTGACGCAGGCCGCCCTCAAACATCCATGACCGGTCAAATTGGTGTGAAAATGGACCAGGTTGAATTCCAGTATGACGGGTGCATTATTCCTGTTCATGATGCTGGTTTCTACCGTAACTGGCGTGAGTGGAATGCTCAGAACTCTGAAGGTTTTGATGCATTGATTGATGATCAGCGTGAAACCATGCGTGAGCTGCGTTCATTCGCCGCTGACAACTTCCTTGACGGTCACCGTGATGCTGATGGTCAAATCATCGTTGTTGACGGTTTGTCTTGGGCTGGTATGCGTGCTGATGCCCGTGTTGAGCAAATTGACCTTGGCCCCGCTGGCATTAACTTTGATTTCACCGACACTGCTCAGACTTATGAGCAGATTGAAGCCGCGTTCAAACAGGTTCGTGATGTGATGTGGATCACTAACAACTGTGAGCAAGACCTGACTTACTATGTAAGCCGTGAGATTGCTTCTAACTTTGAGCGTAACGGCTCAGATGCAGTTGTTTCTAACCGCATTCTTGAGCGTTTGGCGGGTCTTCAGGGTGTTGCTGCGATCAAAGCAACTAGCAAACTGACTGGTAACGAAATGATGGCTTTCCCTGCGACTGGCGGACTTGTTCGTCCTGTTATTGGCATGGGCTTCAATACCGTTGCTATGCCACGTCCGGTGTACAACTCTAACTATGA